TGAAATATGATTATGTTTTAAAATGTTTTAAATTGAAATTTAAATTGAAATCACTGAAAAACATCGATTCTGATTTAAATTCAAAGATTAAAATATTATTTGTATTATTTAAATTATTTAAACAACATCTATACATACATACATACAGTCTAGTGGGGGGTATATATTAATAATATATATATATATATACTTAAATAATTTAAATAATTTAAATAATATGTAAAATCAATCATTACATACTAAAAAATACACATCTCAGTTTAAATTTTCATTTAAATAACTTTAAATAATGTATTTTCATAATGTATTTTATATGAAATATTCATATTAATATTAATACTCTATACTATATAGTATATAGGCAATTGAGTTAGACCTAGTTAACTAATGATATTTTTAGGTAGGTATAAATCTTACCAATTGATACGGTGTTAACTATATTGAGATTAGGTTTTACTTGTATCGAAGAGGTCATTCTTCATATGAGATATACTAATCTTTTTTTTATTTTGGTTACTCAATCACATGGGGTTGATTTAGTTTATAAAGAATCCCTACGGCTAAATTAGCGTGTTTTTATAACTTTTTAATAACGGAACATTAAACGTTTAACTCCGTACCAACCATATGATACTAAACTAGAGTTTCAACATTAGATTGTAACATGTGACAAATTAAGCATAAATGAGTGCATTTTTCATCGAACCATATGGTTTTACTTTGTTCTGAAAAGCCCCGAAGGGTCAAGTGAGAATCGGGTCTAGGTCAACCCTAAACCTTTTCCTCCCTTGATGGAATTACTATTTCTGGTAATCCCTCTTTATTTAATGTTCCATCCCATTGTTTTTGGGATGTATCTTGTTTTTCATACGCTTTGTAACTTGCTGTCATTCTATCTTTGAATAAAGCAACCATTGCACCAACGTATGTTTCTTCGTCTCCGTAAGGAGTTGAGTAAGCACCACGTTTTGATTCAACACTACCAAAGAGAGCATGTGTCGCAAAAAGAGCACTGTGTCCCTCTGCATAAACTGCTTCTAAACTTGCAAGGGAATCCTGTACCACTTGAGGCAGACTTGAGGCCCTCCCTGTTGCTCCCAAAGGGGAGTTTGGTATAGGAGCAAACATGTTTGTTAAGTTGTCCCAATAACGCTTTCTGTCAGCAGGGTTATTTGTACCCTCGTCCATTGTCCATTCTAATACCGCTTTCATGTTCCCAACATCATTACTTTCTAAGTAAGTTGTTATTTGGGACACACGGTTATTCCATTTCTTATCATCTATTGTGTAATCAGCCATAATTTTTCACCATTTTGTTTTAAAGTTATTTCTAACCCGATTCTCAGTTATAGGAACCTAATTTAGACTATAAAATGTTACGGAACAAAGTGTACCATATGGTAATGTCTTTTAATGATACTTTGGTTATATTGGGCGTTACCCCATTTAGGGGTAACAGTGCTGATTTGTATAGGGAGCACTAATTCCTTCACCACATTTCGGGCATATTCTTATTAAATATCTGCCTCGTTTTATGTGGTATTTGTTAATTAATATATCGCTCATTCTTCTTCATTCCCTCCTGTTAATGTATTTGTGGTATTTAGGTCTACACGCACCCAGACTGCTCCGTGATGGAATACTATTATTTCAACACAACTATCTGCCTTTTTTATGAAATCGTAACCTCTGTATCTTTTAACAGTTTTATTATGGTGGTGTAAAATATACTCAACCTGTTTTATTGTACCTTCCATCATTTCGTGATTATATTGACCCACCATAACATTAAAAGACGGTTTACATTTCTTAATTCTGCATTCCGCTTTAATTTTTTTCAGAGCCGCTTCTGTATCATTTATATATTTATATTCCATCATGTTATTCAATTATATGGGGGTTTTTGGTATATATTGTCTATTACCAAAGTACAAGCATATGGTATGCTTTGCTCCATACACAAAAGGGCATAACGCCCAAAAAGCCTATCCGAAGACTTTTATATTCTCGGCTCTCAAGGTATTAAAACCTTGAATAGCCTCTTGCAATTCAGCAATACACTTGTCCAAATCGTCACCACTAACTCGCATCTTCTTTATTATTAATTCATTATTTCGGTTGTGGCCGATTTCAAGAACAAATCTTTGTTCAACTGTTTCAATTTTATTTTCTATTGTATTTTTTCTATTAAACCATTTCATATTTTTCACCTTCTTGAATTTAAAGCCAAGCAGTTTAGGACTATGCGCACTTGTCCTTAGTAAAAACTACGTGCTTAATGGAGTGACCTTCTCGACTGAATCTTACCTTCTCGATAGTGCATCCATAACTTCCTAGGAAAATCATGGCAATCTTACGGCCTGTTCTGTGATAAATAGGTGTGCGCATTGTGACGGTTAGTTACCCTGCTCTAATCGCACAACTAATCCAAACACCGAAATGCTTGAACTCATTGGTTGACTAATCATATAGGGGTATTTTTTGTTATAAAATGTTACAGAACAAAGTGTACCATATGGTTCGGTCACTTTGATATTTTAGAACACCAAAACGGTGCGAATTCTAAGGAGTGAGTAAATATCACTTTTTCACCCCCTAGAATTCCGTTTTAATTTGATTATGCTCCAATCTGGTATTCAACATGTCTAAATTTTATATCTGCAACTTGATACATTTTCTTATTATATTCTTTTGCATCTCTACCACGATGAATTCCTTTCATTTCCTTCATATCTCTCATCATTTCTAATCTGTAACTTTGATGCATTTTTTCAATTGCTATTTCTACATTACGTTTTGATAAGTATTCGGATTGGTAATATCCATATCTTCCATAATTATGCATTTCGTCATTAGATATAGTTCTAAAACTATTTGTTTCTTCATCTTTTATTTCTATAACCCATTTACTTTTTGTGTCTACCATGTTTCTCAATTATATAGCGGTTATTATGCTTATATTGAGTTGTACCAAAGTGCAACCATATGGTAATGTACTTTGTTCTACTTAACCCTGAATTGGGCGAAAGATAAGGAGCCGCAACTCCTCATCTCTCCGTATTACCCTTGATTATCCTTCTAATTCTTCTATTTCTTTATTGATTGCTTTGTATTCTTCTTCTGTAATGTAGTTATTCTCTAATGCCGATGTAGGGAATTGCATTTTCCAATCTCCGAAATGCCACTCATAAACATCTGAACCACAACAAATTGAACCTTTCCATTCAATTGATTCACTTACTAAGGAACCATTGCCATAAGAGTTCTCGACTATATCTCTTCTAGTTTCTAGTTCACTAGGCTCTAAACAATAATCGCATACTAGCAGAATCTCATCGTCTTTATGTTCACCTGCTTTAATCATTCCTCTTCATCTCCTTCTTCCACTAATCCTAAATTGTATTTATGATTTAGTTCCCTTAACTTGTAAGTAATCACATCACTATCTTCTAAACTAAACCACGCATTCCATAGTTCTGCAAACTCATCTTCATTCATCATTCTTCTTCGTCTCCTTCAACCATCCATCTTTCAAATGGCACATATTCCATTAACTGTATAGTCAAATTATTAAAAACCACTACATGTTTCTCATCCATATATGCTTCTCTAAAGTCTAGTAATTTATTTAAACTATCAAAGTGGTATATTGTTTCTTTCTGAATCGTGGCATCTTCAAAAACCATATTTCCATATTTATTCTCCACTCTCAACTAAATCCCTCCAATTGATTCCCTCGCATAACTTGATTAAGGCAAGTTCTCCCCGTTCATCTTCTGTTAATTCATATTTACTCGTTGTCATACTAGTATAGGGTTATTAGCGCTATATTGGGCTGTAGAGCAAAGCACAACCATATGGCTTTGTAAAAAATTTTTTATAACTCCTAAAAGACGATAATACCCGTATAACCTACATTTAAGGGATAGTTCAACGGTATATCTATTAATTCCACCACTCTGCGTACTCTTTAACAGGTAATCTTAATGAATGAAGATGAGATATTTAAAGCAGTTATGAAAGTTAATTCTGCTATCGTTAAAGCACAAAGAAATGTTGCTGAGGCTAACGAGTTGTTACAAGATGTTAAACCAGTAGTAAAGGAATTAATAGATGCTACTCGTAACCAGACTAGACAGACTTCTTTAGACGAATTCACGGCTAAAAAAGCAATTCTAACAACTGCTAAAGATATTGAGACACTGGCTAAAAGTAATTTAGATTCTAAATTACTGAGCGAGTTATTTACCTTAGAAGATATACGGAAAATGATGGAGGATAAACTTTAAACGGACTTGGCTGGAAATAGATTTAAACCCCCAAAAAAGTTTTTGCTAGTCCCACACAAATTACAGGTCATTTTTTGAAAAAGTTAGGTGAGATATATGATACCCATAACAATTTACGAAGTTGGGCCTAGAGATGGGTTGCAAAATTGCGAATTTAGTTTAAGTACGGATGAGAAGGTCAATATGATAGAGACTTTACATAGGGCGGGGCTAAAAAATATTGAGGTTACGTCTTTTGTTCATCCGAAGTGGGTTCCAAACCTTAAGGATGCAGAAGAAGTGGTTAGGCGAACTAGGTATTTGGGTGAATTTGCTGTTTTAGTGCCTAATTTGCGTGGATTTAGTAGGGCGAAGGGTGCTGGAGCCACTAAGTTTAATGTTTGCTTTTCACCTTCGGAGGAATTTAATGTGCGAAATTGGGGGAAGTCGTTAGATGTGCTTTATGCGGAGTATTTTTTGATGTTGGAAGGTGTTAAAAGAGAAAATGTACGGGTTTATGTTTCTTGTGCGTTTGGTTGTCCCTTTGAAGGTCTGCCGAGTGACTATAAATTGATGAAGGTTCTACAGATGGCGTCTAATTTGGGTAGTACGGTTGTTTTGTGCGATACAGTTGGGGCCTGTTATCCAAGTAAGTTGTTGCAGACGTTGGAATTGACTAGGGGGTTAGATGCTGAGATTGCTTTGCACTTACATGAGGGCAAAAATGACATATTTAGGAGTGTGGAGGTGGCGATTAATTGGGGTGTAACTACTTTTGATGCTAGTGTTGCTGGATTGGGTGGATGTCCCTTTATGCCTTATAGCAAAAATAACCTTTCTACGAATAAATTGATTAGGTGGGCTAATAGTAGGGGTTATCAGACGGGGGTTGATTTGGCAGAACTGGCTGAATTAACTGATTGGTTAAAACATAAGGTTCCAGAGATGATAATATGAGTTGGAAAGATATTCTAAAATCTAAAGGGTGGTATGCTCAAGGGACTTTGAGTAAAGCGCAATTAAAGGATTATCACCGTAGATTTAGATTAGAATTTTTGAAAAGATTAAGTGGAAATGAAGAACAGGAAGCACTACAGTACTTAGATTTATTAGAAAGGGCCATAAAGAATTTTGGAACTGATAAAGTTTCTTTTATGACTCCTGAATATGTTGTTGGGCAATTAAATGGGATTTTAGATAAGGCAGGTATAAATCCAGAGAAAGAAGCATTGAGGGATTTAGAATGAGTTGGATGGACATACTTAAAATTAATAAAAAACAGACCACTTTACATGGGTTTGACCCTAAACAAGTAGAACGTTTAACTAAACCAGAAAGGCACAATATATGGATTGCTCCTATAAAAAACCCTAAAATTTCTAATGAGGAAAAGAGTAGAAAGTCCGATAAAATGTTAAGAGACTTAGCAAAATTAAATGTAGGAAATAAATTCACTATTACTTCCGCTACGGGTAAGACTCCCGATATATGGGGAACTGAGCCTTCTTTTATGCTAACAGGAGTTCCTACTAGTTTAGAAAGTAAGATTTACGAGATGGCTGATAGATATGGTCAAGACGCTATTGCAGTTTCAGAAAAGGGAGAAAGGGGTGCTAAATTTATAACGCCTAAAGGGAAAGTTGAAGATGTATTTGAAGATATGGAGTTTGACCCAGATGCAACTCACTCAACTGATTTTCCGAGTGGACAAAGATTAACCTTTACTGGGTGGAAGAAGCCTTTAAAGAAGGAATAATATTAAGTGAGATATAGTTACGGTAATACATTGGGTGAACTTATGGCATGGACAGAACTATTAAAAAATGATGAATCCACTCTTACAAAAAGAAAGGTACAGTATTCTGGTACATGCCCTAAATGTAAGAAATTCGTAAGTGGTGGAGAGTTCTGCCCAATTAAATTACCAGCACAGGGAGATGGGTTGTCAGCAAGTACTTATTGTCCTATGAAAGTTCCAAAAGATACAGGTGATGGAGCATGAGTTGGGAAGATATACTAAAAGAAAGCGAAGAAGAACGCAAAAAAAGAGAACACCGAGAAAGAAGTCTTGCTGGACAAGGACAATGGGGTAAAAATAGAAACCCCAAGTATGACGGCTATTTACCACCTATGGTTGAAACGCCTAAAGGTAAAATAGAAGATTCAGATGATGAAATTGATTTCAAGGAACTAAACAAAGAAGTTTGGTTCTCATTGCTTGACCTTAAAAAACTTATTGGGCAAAGGAGATTACCACCACAAGTAGAGAGAATGATGGAGGTTAACTGGATGGAACTTTCTCAAGAATTAGAAGCGGCTACAACAAAACCAGAATGGGAACAGGGAGTAAAGGCATTAAAATCATTTATGAATACAGTTCTTAATAATGATTTTAGAACTGAAAGGAGTGCAGATGATTGGTTAAAACGTAGGGGATTTATAATATGAGTTGGCAAGATATATTAAAAACCCCTGATAGAAAACATTACACTAAAGATGGTAAAGAGTGGAAAGGTAAAACCCATAAAATGCCTGATGGTAGTTTAATGACAGAAGACCCTCACAGTGAAAAGAGTGTTAAGTTATACAGTATAGAAGAATTACCTAGAAGAAAGAGCGCATTTACGCAGGTGGATTGAGATGGTTATTGTTGAAACTAAATTTATTAGAGAAAATCCTCAACTTCGTAGAGAAGTAGAAGATGCTATGAAATTTGGTAACATAGCACAGCCCGAAGCAGAACGAAAAGTCGCTAAGAAAAATAATTTACAATCCTTTTTTAGTAGTGGGCGTACAGCCACAGGTAGTTGGACTAAAATGTTAAAGAAAGACAAAGAAGAAAAGATGGCTGGAGCCGTTATGAGTACAACTGCTGGAATAGAAAGTAAACCTCGCTATAGTAGACGAAAGAAAAAGGATGATGATGAAGAATGAGTTGGGTAAGTCAATTAAGAAAACCTATTTTAAAGAGTAAACCTATCTTAAAAGGTAAACCAGTTAAAAAAAATATGTTTACATACACTTCTCCCGATGGAACTATTTCAAGATTAGACCAAGATGTAGGAGTAATACATACTAAGATAAAAAAAGATTTTACAACTTGGGAAAATAAATGTTCAGGTTTATCAGGAAATAAAATAGGAGTTACTGGTGGGAAAGGTTATACTGATTCAAATAAGCCTCCAGATAAGCAGTTTGAAAATACACTATTAGGTCATTTAGAAAATCACGTTACCTCTACTCATGCTAGAAAAGGTAAAGGGGAAAGAAGTCTATTCAAAGATAACCTTTCTAATTTTAAGAAAATAATCGGTGGTGGAGAATCTCCTGAAGTAATTACTGAGGAACAAATAGAAGAAATGAGACTTTTTAAAGAAGATTTATTAGAACTTTGGGAAGGAGATAAAAACCCTAGAAACATTTGGTTCACTATCCCTAGTGGAGTTAAGAAAGTTAAAGGAAAAGGGGGGAAAGAAAAGTGGGTAATGTCTGGAGAAACTAAAGTATATGGCCATTATAGAACTCCTGATTATGTAAAGTATAGAGAGAAAGTTAGAGGTAAAAAGGAATTACCAGCAGTTGATAGTAGTTGGTATTCTATTGGAGAAGAAGACACTGCTAAACCACCAATGTATCAAGCGATTTTTTCTGGTTCAACTAAAGATAAAACTTCTTCAGACTTAGTTGGTGGTAAAGGGTTATTAGGAATAGTAGAAGAATTCTATGACCAGTTAGACGGAATAAAAGTTAAGACTTTACAAGTTGATAGAATTACTGCTAGGGGTACTAAGCAAGTGAAAGAAGATAAAGTAAATTTATTACTTAAGTTCCCTCCCTTTGTAGCCGAAATAGAAAAAATGATGAAACTCCCTATATATTTTAAACAAGGAGGAAATAAGAATTATCTTAATACTATGAGGTTTAGAGAGGCTCTAATAAAAATTCCTTTGGATGTTTCTGGTATGAAACAAGCAGACTTAATAGCCTCATTCGCTGATATTAAGGATATTCAAGGCACTGAACATTTAGAGACTGTTATTATTGATATAACTAGTGCTATGATAAATATGGCTATCAATAGAATTGTAAGGGCTAAAGGTGGTAAAGCATTGTTAGCACCTAATTCCAAATTTCCATTTATTTTATCTAGTGCTGGCGGAGGTAGAAAATATGAAGGGCAAACTTGGAGTGCTGACTTTAAGAGTTTAATGGAAGCGGCTAAGCCTAAAAAGGAAGTTAAGAAAAGTTGGGTAGAACACTTATGGAGATGATTAAATGACATGGGAAAAACAATTACAAACGAAGAATGAAATTAAAAAAGCAGACAGAACAGCAGGGAGAAAATGGGAAGTATCACAGGATGATATAATTATTCCTCTTGAAGAATGGCGGGCGCTCAAGGAGGCAATAGATGAGTTGGATAGACGGAATTATGTTATTCGTAAATTAGTAGAAGGTAATCTAAATAGAGAAAAATTACTAATGCAGTTAGATTATATAGACAAAGCGATGGAAGAATTAGATAAGTCGTTAGAAGAAGCACATAAGATAGAAGAAAATCCTGAAGAATATCAGCCTATAAGAAGCAAGGGCGGAGATGAATGGACAAGTAGAGTTGATAGACACTCAGATATAAGGTGATTAAAATGACATGGGAAGAAGTATTAAAAGGAAGGGGGCGCAGTTATAGTAAAAGAAAAAAGATTACTGCACATAATAAACCTATTAAGAATTTAATATCTAAATTAAAAAGAGAATTTGACGATGTTCATTCTGAATTAACTGTTATGGCAACGTCTGACACTAGACTTTTGGTTGGTTATGAAAAGCAGATGGAAAAAATTAACCAATTACAGGACACCCTTAAAGAATTAAGACAAAAAATAAAGGAACAAGAGAGTCAATTAAAAGAATTACCTTCTGATAGAATAAAAGGAACAGGTAGAAAATAGGTGAATTAAATTGGCTAAAACAAGAAAACGCTGTAGGCTTTGTCAAAGTCCAGATAGGGAACAATTAGAAGAAAGATTATCTTCTTTGCAAATTACTCCCGATGAACTGGATGCAGAAATGCATTGGCCTAGTGGAGTTTCTTCAAGACATTTACGAAATCACATGGACACAGAATATACTGACCAATCAAATCCTAGATGTGCTTTATGTGTTAATCCAGAAAGACAAACATTAGAGTTAGCAATTCATGAAGGAGAATTATCTCCTACAACTGTTGCGGCAGATTTAGGAGTTACAAGGAAACAAGTAATGAAACATATGGAAAAACATTTGAAACCTATTGTGCAGAAATCTGCGGCAATGGAAATTATGAAAAAGGATTTAAATGAAATTGATATGCTTTCAGATAATATCCATAGATTAGAAGAAAAGATAGAAATGTTGTTCGATGAGGACGACTTAAATCCAAAATACATTGACAGTCTGACCAAACTTGCTAAGGAAATCCGTGAGTCTCTAAAGTATATGTTAGAATTCAAGGGTCAACTCGTTCATAAAAGACAGGACACTATTATTGTCGCCCAAATGCAAGTAGTCCAAGAAGTATTAGCCCAACAGCATCCTCAAGTTTGGTTGGACATCAAGGGTAAAATGGAGGAGAAGTTACAATGAGTTGGGTAATGACTCTTAAGAAGTCTATGGCAAAACCGTGGACAACTTCTTTACCTGCTAAGGATGAGAGTCAATGGAGTAATTTAATTCAGTTTCATATGTTAACTTTTGATAAAGGGGAAGCAAACACCTTGAAAGAAGATAATGAATTTATTAAAGGTATTAAGAGTGAAGAGTATAGTACTACAGGAATTAGTAATACTATTGAAGTTTTAGAAGGTTGGAAAAGTAATCCAAAAAACTATAGACAAATGAATAGTTTAAAGACTTTAGTAGGACATATTGGGGATTCTAAAGTTACTTCCCATTCAGAAATGTTGAAAGTAGTTGAACTATTAGTTACAGAAGTACTACCAGAGTTAAAGAAAAAAAGAGCGAAGACGGCTAGAGAAAAAGGGAAAAAGGGACAATTTAAACCTAAACAGATTAAAGAGGGAGAAAAAACATATCAGTTTAATAAACCTGAAGATGTTAAAGCGTATTTTAATGATAAAGATTATTTTAATAGTAGTGAGGAAGAACAGAAAGTTATTATTATTACTGTTAATGAAGGTATTACTAAAGAAAAGGCATTAAAAACAAACCTTGTCTTAAAAGATTGGGCTTATAAAAATAAAATATATAAACTAATAAATAAACTATCTAAGGAAAATAAATTAAATTCTAAATCTCCTATAGTTAGATTATTCGGAGTTAAGTTAGAAGTTCCTAGTAAGCGTGAAGAAACGCCTCAAATTGAAGGTAGAACTCAACCAGAAGTATTGAATTCTCAAATTAAAAAATATAAAAATTATAAAGTTGTTACCCCTTTTGAATCAAAACAGGCTAAAATATATTTGAAAGATATATTAACAGAAAAAAATAACAAATTTTTTAATCCGTTTAAAAGAATAACTATTGATGAATTAAAGAGTTCAGATTTACATAATTTATTAAGCCCTGAATATGATAATTTAGGAGATGAAATGTGGGTAAAACTTATTGATAAAACCAAAGAAGCAGTTCTTAAAAATGAGGATGCTGTAATAAATTTTGCTATAAAACAAATTAAGGAGGGACGGGGAAGTAGGCAGGGGCTTAATCTACCTACAAATTTCGCTGACCTTTCCGATGAGGAAATAAGGGTTCTACTTACAACCAAAAAAAAGGGGAGCGATGTGGGGTTAGGAGTAGATTTTGAAAAATATAAAGATAAACTAAGAGGCTCTGTTTCTATGTTATTAGAACCAAGTGATAAAACATTTATAGATTCTTTAGAAGATAAACTAGATAAACTCTGGGAAGAATTAGGAGATGAGGAATATGAAGGTGAATATAATAATTTACAAGATAGGTTAGGTAATTTACAAAAATTAACATATAGAGAAAAAGATGGAGATTTCTTTTTTAATAGTAAAAAAGACAAAGAGGAATTCCATGATTTTAAAGAAGAAGCAAATGATTTGAAAGATGATTTGCAACAGGATATTACAGAACAGGGGGAATTTACATGGGTAAATGCTATTTTTGTAAAAGAGGGTAATTTATTCATTGAAGGAAAAGAAGTTGGTTATAATTTAGAAGGTTTTGATGAACCAGAAAAAGAATTGGCTAAACTTATTTATGATAGTTTAAAAGAAAAGAAGGATTTAGAAGATGCAATAGAAATTTCTGGGGTTAATAGTAAATATGATTTAGGTGACATTTTAAACTTAATGTTAAATTTAGGTTCTGCTGATGATTTTAAAATTAAAACTAATTTTCCAAATTTAATTAAAGGGTTTACACATGAAGATGTTAAAAATCTGTCTTCTAAGGGAGAACCATATATGTTTAAAGAAATTAAAGAGTTAATGCAAGGTTTGAAAACTGATGTTCCTGAACTTAGGAGTCAATTAATAAATTCTATAAAAGAACATATAGAAAAAGTATTAGAAAGTCCTACTGGTTATATAGAATCAGAAGCGAGACTAATCGGTAAAGAAAAAAAGGTATATAGTGGAAAAAGAATCACGGATGAAAAAGAATATAAAAAATTAAAAGAAATTGGTGAGAATCCAAAATGGGTGAGAAGTAGTAGCGATAGAAAGTACTCTACTACTTTAGACATATTAGCAATTAAAGAACTTATTAAGGAGTGATAGAAATGGAAGGGTTTAAAAATATAACAGAGGAAGAAATTAACCAAGTTAAAGATTTAAGAAATTCTTTAAAACCTAATTTAACAGTGGATAATGCTAAGTGGAAGTCTTTAAAAAGAACTATTATCCGAAGATTGAAAAGTCAAGGTATAGAACGTAACATGTATAAGCCAGAAATAAAAAGATTAGAAGATGCTTTTATGCAGGGTCCAGAAGTTATGGGTACTAAAGCCAAAACATTAGATGTGAGGGAAGATAATTTTAGAAAGGCTGTAAACGCTATTATAAAATATAATAATAAATCTCTTAAATTTGATATGTTATCAGAAGAAAATTTAGACATTAAAAATATGAGATTAACCTACCCAAAAATAACCACTGAAAAGATAGACAAGTTAGAGGAAACTTATGAAAAATTAGCCCAACTACAAAATCCTACTTTAGTAAGGAATTTTAAAGAGATAAATGAGTTTATTAACAAAGTTCTAAACAAGGAGAAGGGGGGAGAAAGAGAAAGTAAAGTTGGTAGAGTTACTGTCCTTACTGATTTTGGTTTTATAAAAGAATATGGTAAAGTCTCTTTAGGTAATGCTGGAGAAAGAAAAAAAGTATATGCCTATTGGAAGGAAATTCACGGTAAGTATAATGATTTAGTCGAGGCGGCTAAAGATTTTAAAGATGATGTAGAAGACTGGTCAACGAAAATGAGAAATACAAAAGATAACAAGGAATTTATCAAACACTATAGTAAATTTAAAAGTTTCTGGGGAGAAGAGGGTATTATAATTCCTAATTATGTTTTAGAATTAAACTCATTTAATATGCAAATACCAGAAAGTTTACCTTTAGCCAAATTATTAATTCAAGAATATGTGAAATTAAAAGGTATGTCTAATAAAATGTATGAAGATGTGAGTGCTATGTCTTCTACTCAGATGGATGAATCTGATTCTTTAGAGGATGAATTACAAAGTGAATATGAAGGTAATAAACCTAAAGGTAGAAAAATAGGACAAGGAGAAGCAACTGGTGATATGGTTGTAGAACCATCGGATTTAAAGGAAATAAATGTTCCTAAAATAAATGCTCCTAGAAAAATACCTATCGATGTTGACCCTTTATTCTGGTATAAATTTAATGATGATTATGATAATGTAATTATCACTAAAGATAATCTTGAAGATATAACTAGGATAATTAATTTCGGTAATGGTAGTATAGGTTTAAAACATATTCAATTTAAAGATGACCTAGAGGGATATATTGATGATTTTGATGATTGGTTTGAGGGAATGGCTAAAGTTGTAAAAGAATTTAAAGGTCCATTCTATTTACCCATTTCTAATTTTATAGAAAATGAATATATTAAATCTACTCAAAAAAAGCATGAAAGTAGTTGGGAACAAATTAAAATTGAGTTAGAGAAAAAAGAGTTTGAAGACGGTAATATAAAAGGGAAACCAAAAGAAATAAAACCAGAAAGTAAACGAAAATTATTAACTTTTTCTGGTAGTAATAGACCTAGTAAAATTTTTACTTTAAAAGATTTAGAAGATGTACCAGTAGATTTATTTCAATCTAAAAAAGGAAAGAATATTGGTATTGTTGAAATAGCAGATTTAGAAAAAGGTATGACTAAAGAATGGGGATTAGTAAAAGATAAATTATCCGAGATTAATGTAGAGACTGGTAATTTTTTAAAATTAATCTCTGAAACTATAGAGAAAATACAATCTATGTTTGATGTATTTATTTCTAGGGTAACTGAACAAGGAGCAGAGGGAGGAAGTGCCACTTTAGGGGCAATTCAAATGATAGGCTCGGAGGGTGAAAAAAGATTTATACCTAAAGATATAGAGAAATCTTGGGATGCATTATTAGATGCTATTGTAGAGTATTATGTATTACCTATGCAGAGTCAAAATTTTGTAGATAATTCTGAAAAACCTAGATGGATTACTGACCATTCTTCTACTGTAATTCAGATAGAGAAAGCAGAAAATTTACCTTTGGGAGCACTACAAGCAAAAAAGAGTTTATCCACTATGAAGGTTAGTGATATTACGAAGTTAACTAAATTTGTAAGGGGTCTAAAAATGAGCGCCAGTTCTGGTGATTCAGTAGTTGGTGCTTATCAAGATGGTAGAGATATAGTTAGGGTTTTAAATTCTATGTTTGGTAAAGAATTTGAAAACCAAAATAAATATACTGTTTTCCATGTTATTAATTCTAAATTTAAAGGTAAGTTTTTATCAGATAAATCTTCCTTAAGATTAAGGGAGTTTTGGGGTTCTAAAGAAGATTTACAAAAAGGGTTTGATGGAATGAATACAACTAAATCCCCCTTATTAGTTTTATATGGTATATTTGATACTCAATATGCTAGAACTTTAGGGCTTAACCCTGAAGTTAGAATGGGTTCAGCAGATGTTTCAGGTAAACCTAAAGGTGATTTGTCCCTTGATTTTATGTCTAAAGATGAAGAAAACAGAATTAAAGCATTAAATGTATTAAGAGATGTTATGGAAGATATAGGGTTTAAAGCCACTATGAAGAAGGCTGACTTTAGTAATATGTATAAAACAGAAAAAGGATTATTACAAGCCCATGATACTCTAAGAAAAATACAAAATAAACCCACTTATGAATCTTATTTAAATACAGATAATATAGAAGATATGGATATAATTATTACTAAAATTGAAACAGAACATAAAATGGATATAACAGCAATAGAAGTAAATGATATAGTTAAATCTGTTTCTTCCTATAGTTCTCTCGCAAAGAATTTTGGTGTTAATGAAGATGTAATTTATACAGTAAAGGCAATGTTTAGGTGATTACTATGTTGTGGGAAGAAACACTGAAGGGCGAAAAAGATGCCTGTTATCATAAGGTAAGAAGTCGTTATAAAAAATGGCCCTCTGCTTATGCTAGTGGTGCTTTAGTTCAATGTCGAAAAGTGGGTGCGGCTAATTGGGGTAACTCTACTAAGAAATCTTGGGAAGAAACTATCGTTAAAGATTGGGTATCTTGTTCTTCTTGTGAAGATGATAAAGATGGAACAGAACCCTGTGGGAGAAAGGATTCTTCTAAAGGAACTAAGGCTAGATGCCGCCCAACCTGTTCTGCCTGTAAAGATTACAAAAGACGTGGAGGAAAACCAAAGAAAAGAAAGGCTGGAACCTTTTCCGCAGAAGAAAAGGAAGGGCTTCATGGGTGGTTTAAGCGGAGAGGATAATTATGAATTGGGAAATTATACTTAAAGAAATGGCTTGTCCTAGAGCAACACAAGATTTAGAGTTAAACACTAAAAATAGAGATAGTGCAGTTAAAGCCGAACACATTCAATATGGTCCTTTAAACTTAGAAGATGAGGATTACTGGGAAAGGTATGCAGAAAGATGGAATACTACTGCTGAAGTCGCTAAAAAATCTAACTGTAGTAATTGTGTTGCGTTTGACATTTCTCCTAGAATGGAAGAATGTATGCCTTTAGAACTAGATGATGATGGTGAATTAGGTTATTGTTGGATGCACCATTTCAAATGTCATTCAGCAAGAACATGTTATACATGGGCTAAGGGTGGGCCAATTACAGGCGATAAGCGCTCAAAGGAAAATCAAGAAAGAGGTGAACAATAATGACATGGGAAGATATATTGAAAGTACATTGTGGAACACACAAAGTAGATTATGAAGATGAAGAAGAAAAAGCGCTAACTGGAAACCAAAAAAGAATAGATGCTGATGGTGATGGTAAAATAACTGGAGAAGACTTTAGACAACTAAGAGAAAAAAAGACTGACCCAGAACCTATTATTATTAGAACTCTAAAGAAAGAAGGTGGAGCCGCTGGTTTAGATGTTTTATGTAAAGAAACTGGTTTATCTAAAAAAGAATGTAAAGCAGTTCTTGATTCTATGAAAAATATAAAGACGCATAAAGATGGCGACATTATTTTAATGGATGGTCTGTGATTAAATGAGTTGGGAAGATACATTGAAGGCTAAAAGATTTAAGAAAGTAATCACTAATAAAAAGACAGGAAGAAAAAAGACTGTTAAATATGGTCAATCGGGAAAAGCAAAAGACGGTGGAGATAGGATAAGACCTAATACTTCTAAAGGTGATGCTTATTGTGCAAGGTCAAATAAAATTAAAGGTGATTGGCGTAAAGACCCAAATAGCCCTAATAATCTAAGCCGTAAGAAATGGAAATGTCATGGTAATAAATCTAGTAAGTGATATTATGAATTGGGAAAATACTTTAAAATTTCATCCTAACTTGCGCAGACTTGCTGATTCAGATGAAGAAGAAGCAACTGGTCAAAAAATAACTGTTATTCAATTAGGAAATGAACAACAGATGAAAGAAATGTGGGATGCTAGTAACCCTGATGAGCCTATTCCTTTAAGAGAATCAGTTTCCCATTTAAGAAATTATCCAATAGATACTTGGTTTGGTGTTATTAGAGAGGAAGGGGATAAATACAAATTAGTTGCAGTTAGTGGATTTAAAGTTGTAGGTGAGAAATACGCATATAAAGGTGGAACTAGGAGAATAGCAAGTCCAAAATATAAAGGGGATGGTGAAAGGGCTAGAGATAAAGCAGTTGATACTAAGCCCAAAATACCTACAATTGCTGGATATAAAGGTGCGGGAAAGAGATGGATGACAGATAATAAAGTCAATTTAGACGAGGCTATTCCAGAAGAAGTTATTCAACATTTTAAAAATGAGTATGGTGAAAATTGGGATATTACTAAATGGATGCAAATTTTAAGTGATTAATATGGAGTTAGGAAATTTAGACTTTAGTAAGCAAATGGATTTAGAGATGTCTAAGACATCCTTTCCTTATTTCTTTACTGAAGTTTTAGGTTTTGAATTTACTAAGTTTCATCAAGAATGGTTAGACCTTATGAATACAACTGATAGAACTGTTGTTATCTGTAGTCGTGACCACGGAAAATCTGTCTTCATGCATTCATGGGCTGTTTGGCAGTTATGCTTTCAGCCAGCACCTTATCAAATGTTATACATTTCTTCTAATCATAAACAGACTATGGTTCATATGAGAGAAATAGATAAGATGTTTAATAATTCAACTCTTGCTCATTTTAGACCTTCAAGGGGATGGGCTGTAGGAAATATTACTCTCACTAACGGAAACTCAATTTTAGAACGTTCAGTAGGTTCTCAGATTCGTGGTCTTCATCCACAAGAAATAATTATTGATGACCCTTTAAAGGAGTTTAGTTTAACCGCTATTAAAAAAGTTACAGATTGGTTTTTTGGGGATATGATTCCTACACTTCACCATACTGCTAGTCTTAGAATGATTGGTACTCCATTTACTTATACAGATATTTTTAGTTTATTGGCTAGTGATGAATATTCTAAAGTATATACTGTTAGAAACTACCCATGTCTTAATCAAAACAATGAACCTTTATGGCCCTCAAGATGGGATTATGATTCTTTAATGCAAAGAAAATTAGAAGTTGGTTCATTAAAATTTACAAGAGAATATCTTTGTATTCCTATATCTACTGGAACTGCCTTGTTTTCCCAAGAACATATAAATGCCTGTAAAGAAGAGGGAAAAAAGGACATTCTTAGATTAAGGCATAGAAAGGATTCTGGGTATAATTATTATGTGGGGGTTGACCCTGCTATTTCTACTGATGGGGATTATAATGTTATTATTGTTTTAGAGGTAGATGAACATAGAAATAAAAGGGTCATTCATGTTGATAGGCAAAAGAATGTAGAATTTAGAGAAAATATAAATAAAATTAAAATGGTTGCTAAATTATTTGACCCAGATATAATTTATTTTGAAACTAATACATTTGCTAAATCTTTTACTCAGGAGTTAAGAAATGAAACGGATTTAAATATAAAAGACGTTACTATGACTCGTAGAAAGAAAGAAGAAATTATTCTTAATTTACAAATGAATATAGAAAATACTAAAATTATTTTTCCAAGGGGTAATGATGAATCTAGGAAAGTGACAGATAATATTATTGAAGAATTATCTATGTTTAGTATTACTGACAGTGGAAAGTTTGAAGGGGTGGGTGCTCACGATGATTTAGTTATGGGACTAGCCCTAGCCAATTCTGCTACTCATGATATGTTAGAATCATTTGTTTTAATAGATGATATGGGAATATTTGATAACGAGCAACCACAGGCATCTGTTATAGGAGGTGGATTGTTTGGACTTAATTTCTAAGAGTGAAGAGGGTAATAAATTACGAGCACTTGCTGATTTAAAAGATGAGGAAGAAGATATTAAAGAAGAATTAAGTTCAACTGGTACGGCAGTAAAATGGATTTCTGGTTTACCTCTTATGAGTGATTATGAGGCCGCAATAAGTATATCAAAACAATATAATATAAACATAACAGAGGCTAAGGCCCAGTTAGATTCTTTTCCTAAAGAGTACATTATTGAAGATAAATCTATTCCTCAAATAGTTAAAGATTTAAGAAAATACAGAAGAAAAGTAAAGGGTGACAATAAATTAGAATTAACGAAAAGTATAGAGAATTTAATTTTTGCTTATTCCGACCATTTAGATAATTGCATCAAATCTATTTATTGGCTCGCTCCTTATGAAATACCTCTAAAACAAATGAAATATTCAGAATCAGATTTAAAAAAAATACATTCTATTAAAGATGAAGGAACTAGGAGAGATATAATAGAATCTTTGTGTAAATTTTGGGAAGCCAGTTTACACAGAAAAAGTGACTATAATTCAGATTATTCAACTTTAACTAAAAAAATGACTAATGCTAAAAGAGATTTTAGAAGTGTAATTAAAAATATTAAACCTGTTAAATCTAATGTATCAGACCAATTAAATGATTTTGTTCTTAAATCTGTATGTGAAGAACAAGGCATAACCGCTAGACAAATTTATGATAGACTACCTAATAAATTACATAGAAGGGCTTCTCCTCAAATTATATGTAAAGTGGCTGATAAAATGAATATTAGCAATATAGATGGAGAATATTATAAATTACCTATGGAAATTAAAAAAGATTTACATGCTTATACTGCCGCTTTTATAGATTCAGATGGTTATATTACTATGGATAGAAACTACAATCCTAGAATTGGTATCATAGCAACTGGTAATAGAGGTAGAGCATTTGTAACTGAGTTACATAAAGAACTAGGATGTGGTAAATTACATTTAGACCAAAAATCTCCTCAAGCGACTAGGGCAGTACAAAGGTTAAACTTTTATTCTCAAGGGGATATTACTAAACTATTAAGTAAGTGTCGTCCTTATTTTAGAATGAAGGGAGATAATGCTGACATTCTAACCGAACTAATTAGAATCAAAAAGAATCATAAAAAACAACCTTGGGCGAAACCTAGAATGGCTGAGTTGTTTAAGTTAATGAAATGGGCTAATCATGCAGACCATGTTAATTATGATTTTGCTAAAGATAATATTGATGTAGAAAACATTGCTAAATATAAGGGGAATAATAAAATGAGTGTTATGGATGAATTAGAAACAGGAGTGGTGGTATAATGCCAGAAGAAAAAAGAAGGTGGAAAATAACTAATTTCTTCAGAAAATCTACTCCAGTTCCAATGGATAGAGAAGTTTACCAAATGGGTATTCAAGAGCAACATCACCCTTTAATGATGACTGGGCCTATTGTTTATCATATTGCTGATAGTTCAGTTATTCTTAGAACTTGTATAACTCAATTAAAAAATGAAGTTTTTAGAAGGGGATATGAATGGAGTCCTAAATTTGCAGTTAAATGTAATGATTGTGGAAAGGAACATGAAGAAACTAAACCTGAGTGTGCTGAGTGTGGTTCGCAGAACCTTAGAAAGCCAGATAAAAAACAGAAGGAATATGCTAATACTCTTTTAGAGGGTTGTGCTTATATTAATGATTCAGAACAAATGTTTATTGATGTTTTAAAAGAATTAGAAGATGACTTAAATATTATGGATGATGCTTATATTGTTTTAGTAAAGGAATATTTTATTGATGGTAACGGTAATATTAGAGCGCATAAAATAAAACAAATGTTTAGAGCCGACCCTGTTAGTATGGCTATAATATGTGACGAAGAGGGGAATAAGGGAGGAGACACTTATACCTGTCTTCATCATAGAGAACTGGTTGTTACAGAATCTCATGAAAAGTGTAATGAATGTAATGGAGATATGTACCCAGTTCATTATGTTAATAGAGCGCATGGAATAGAACAGAATTTTATTAAAGGAGAAGTGCTTCATTTTAGTAAATATTCACCAAGTAGATTATATGGAACTAGTCCAGTAATTACTATGTGGAATCACTTAACAACTTTAATTGCTATGGAGAATTATATCAATCAAGCATATACTAAAGCAAGAATGCCTAAAGGATTACTTGCTGTTCAAACTAGAAATATAGAATCTATGAGAACTTTCTGGAGGGGAGTTAAAGAAAAGATGGAACAAGATGCCCACTTTATCCCTGTTATGGGAATAGAAGCAGAGAACGGTAGAGGTTCTGTAGAGTGGATTAAGTTCATGGATTCTTTAAAGGAAATGGATTATATTTCTGTTAAAGAAGATTTAAGAGATAGAGTTGCGGCTTTCTATGGAGTAAGTAAAATCTTTATGGCAGACAATTCCGCTAGTGGAGGTTTAAATAATGAAGGAATGCAAATTCTTGTAACTAATAGAGCAGTAGAGATGGCTCAAAATGTTTGGAATAAGTATGTATTTCCGTTTATAGTAAAACAATTCGGTATAACTGATTGGGATATTATTTTACCTCCTTCGGAAGAAGAAGATGAAATTGCTAAAATGAGAAAGAGAGAAATTGAAGTTAATATTGCGGGTCAAATTAAGAACTTAGGATTTGAAGTGGATATGGATGAAAATGGTAAATTTACATTTACTAAACCTCCGCCAGAGCCAAAACCTAAAGAGGGAGGAGAAAAGGAAGAAGAATCAATTGACTCTGACCCTTATGCTGGAACTGATATTGACCAGTCACAACTTGGACAAATGATGGAAGCAGGGAATAAACCTTCAATGGCTGAAGCGGGACAACCTACTAAAGTAAAGTCTAAACCAAAGATGAGTGTAGGGCCACCTAATCGTAGTAAAGGTTTACCAAAAGAAGCCGCTAATAATAACGTAGATAGAAGAACAGAGAGGCGAATAGGATGAGTTGGGAAAGAATTATATCAAAAGGTTGGGGGCGTGAATCCCTCACTAGAAAAACATTTAATAATTTAGATAAGGCTAAAAGATATGCACAGTCTATGGCTTTTCATTATCCATTTGTAGTTAGAGAATTAAGGAATAAATATACAGTTATGATGGAGAAAGATTCATGGGGAGCAGAACATGAATTCGGCCCAGTTATTCATACTCAACAATCAAGGAGGAACTAAAATGACAACAAGAGAAGAAGCAACAAAAATGAGACAAAAATTAGTTAGAGCAGAAAGGATTCTAGCACAACAAGAAAAGAATAAGGCAGAACAACCTAATTTTATGCCTATGACTTTAAAGAGAGAAAAAGATAGACCAGAGGCTACAACAAATAGTACACCTAATGTAATTCATTTACCTAAACGAAAGAGACAAAAGAAAGAGAACATACCATTTTTTTAAGTGATATAAATGGGAACATTTCTAAAGGCTCATCTTCGTAAAACAAAAGACCCTGTTGAAATATTTTTTGATTATACAGATAGTATTCTAAAGGCAGATACTAATAGTTTTTTAGATGCAGTAACAGATAAAGGTCTTACAGGTTTAGAAGGAGGAGAAGATTTAAAACAGGCTATTGCAGAGTTAAAAAGTAAATTTGATGATGGTAAAAGAAGAACATATGAGAAATTAACAAGTGATTACAATAAAAAGAAAAAAGACCTATTAGATAAAAAACCTGTCAATGAAGAAGAGATTACAAAATTAAGACTGAAATATGAAAAAGATATAACTAATAAAAAATTAAATTATGCTTCTTTGTTTATGGGTGAAACAGAACCATATAAAGATAAAGATACTTCTTGGTTAAGTAATATTCAAGTTTATACTGATTCAGATGGCAAGGTAAGTCATAGGGGTCAATCAGGAGAAAATATAGAAAGCAAAAAAGATAAAAAAATATATAATCAAAAACAGAAAAAAACAACTGGTTGGGAGAATTATCCTACAAGGAGTAAAACTAGTAGCGTTGGTGTAAAGGGAAATGCTAGATTACAAAATATTACTAGATTTATTAATATATTGGAAGATATGAGTAATAAAAAAGTAGATGGAAAACTTATTTTTGGCGCAGATTTGGGACTATTAAAAAGATTAATAGATGGATTTAAAGAACTTAACTCAAAAGAAAAAGGAGAAAAGGGTTCTAAATATGAAGCAAAAGAAATGAAAGAACGATTAAGTGAAATTAGCCAATATGACCGTGACCCTGAATACGCTAAGGCGCAACAAAAGAAAGTAGATTTTAACAAAAAGGAATTAAAGGCTTTAGAAAAATTAGAAGTTGAATTGAGAAGATTTTCTGGACAAGTCGATGGTGAGGGGGTTTTTTATTACAGAGAAGTTATAGAAGACCCTTTGAGAGAATTAGGATTAGACGATAAAAATAGAAATGAAGTTATACAAAATTTAAGAGATGCGGCAACAGAAAAGGCACAGCCGCCTAACTTAGATGACAAGGCTAATAGAGAAAAATATAAAGAAGAAATAACTCAATACCTTAGAGGACAGTGGTATGCTAAGTTGTTAAAGGATTTTAATGATGATAAGAGTGAGGAGGAGATGGAAGGGTTATTATTGCAAACCGAGAAAGAATGGGGGGAGGATTTTACAAAAGAAGAATTAAAGTTATATATTAACTATGATGAATCAGACATGGCCAAACTCAAAGCAATGTCAAGGGAAAGACAACAAGAAGATAAAAAGGATAAGGAGAAAAGAGAGTCATCTGACGAATCAATGCAAGAGTGGTTAAACTTGTTGAAAGATAAACCAAAGAAAGTACAAATAAAAAATGTAGATTTTACTCCTATTTTTTTAGAATATACACTTGATAAAGAAAAGGGTTATGAAGAGTGGGCAGATGACCAATCTTTGTTCGGTTTACAATATATACCAAGAAAGGGTAAAAACCAAACTTCTATAGTTAAACCTACATCGGCCGATGGGCTTATTCAGGAAAGTAAAATAAAATTATATAACTTATTAAATGGAAGGGTTGATTATTTGACTTTTAATGGTAGAAAAAAAGGTACTTTTCTTGACGCAATTTTATGGGCTGTAACTAGAATGAGGTTTCCTGAATCAACTAAAGAAAAGGAATTATTTTCTGAAGAGGTTTTAGAATCAGCATCTAAAAATTTTAAAGATATAGCGGAAGTAAGTAATGAGAAATTTGGTGAAAAATATACTTTTAATTTTTCATTTTCAGAAAAGAAGGAAGGAGAAATTGATGAAAAATCTTTTACAGATTATTTAGAAGGTCGCCCTATTCAACTATTTGATGTAGATATTAAATTCTTAACAGAGAGTGGAGGCTTTTCAGATGCTTTTTCAGAATTAGAAGAAGCAATGGGTGTTTCTGATAAAGAAAAAGATAAAGTTAAAACGCAAAAAGAAACTAAACTTTATAGTGAAGTGGGAAAAATAGTTTTACAATTTAGTGCTCCTCACAGTAAAAATAGAATAGATGAGAAAATAGAAAAATTCTCTAGTAAATTTAAATTAGATAAGTGGTCTAAAGAAAAAGGTAAAGTAAAAGGTAAAGGTAAAGGTAAAGTAAAAGGTAAACCTACTTATTCTGATGAGTATGGTTATATTAAAGAAGAACTAAAAAGAAAATTAAAAAGAGAACCAACTGATGAAGAGATTAGGGAACGTGGAGAGTTTTATGAAAAGAGGAGAAAAGGTAAGAATATTTACGCAGATTTACTAGATGAACTAAGAGGAAAAAGAAAACCATCTCCAAAAGGAAAAACTAAAATTAATCAAGCGGCCGCTAAAAGATTACAACAAAGAGCGAGCGAGGGAGATAAGACTGTTTGGTTAAAAGATGGTAAAAAAATGTGGGACACTTGGAGAGAAGATGGAACTATTGGGTTAGGCACAGAAGAAACTATAACTATTGATACTGATAAATTAAAGGTTATAGAATCCAAAGATTTCCCTAAAGTAGAATATATAAACAATCCAAATATGAAGGGTAAACCAACATATAAACAAATTAAAGTTAACTCAAATGATTTAAGAGATAATTGGCAGAAGGTAAAATCTGGTTCTCAATATAAGGGTTATACTAATAAGTTCTTTGAAGACAATTATCCCGATGAAGCAGTTGAAATATCTTCTGAATTAACTATGTTATATTCTGAACAGAGTAAAATAAGAAAAGAGATTAAAACAGAGAGACAAGATGAAGATAAATTTAATAAACCTAAAATGAGAAAGGTTGGGTTTAATATAACTTCCTCAAAGTTGAATTGGAAAGATGCTCCTGAATTTACTAGTAATGGTAGCCTTACAAGAAATTGGTTAGATAGTAAGTCTGCACAGAGATGGAGAGAGAAAGTTAAAGATAAAACAGAACAGGGAACTAAAGTTATTTTAGAAGGTAAATTTTCTCCTATAGAGTGGCTCACAGCAGTTGAAAATAAAATAGAAGAAAAGAAAAAAGAACTTATTAAGGCTGAAAAACTATTTAAAAAGAAACTTAAAGAATTAGAAGCGGATAGTAAAGGTAAAGGTAAAACTAAAGAACATTATGAAAGAAAAGAAAAATCTATGGAAACTGAAGTAAGACGAAAAGGTGGCTATAGACTTAGAAATCCTACAGAATTCAAGAAAAGGGCGAAAACTACAAAGCAAGGTAGTTCATGGCAAGAGATATTGAAGGTGGTTAGATGACATGGAAATATATACTTAAAAACCAAAGACCTGATTACCCTGATTTAGATGGTGATGGAGATACTGATGAACCAATGGTAGATGCTCTAGCAACTGTTGAATCTGTTAAAAAAGAAGAAAGTACAATTCTTAATGCTTTAGATTCTAAAGAGAAAAAGAAACTTAAAAAGACACTTCAGGCGGCAGAACCATCTGAGTATTTCGGTCAAGACTTTACACAGTTAGGTGACTTAATTGGGATGATGGAAGAACTTGATTTGGTTAAAGATGATAATAAGATGAAAAAGAAGATGAAATCTATTGGGGAGCAAAACGTTGATATGGTCGCTACTGCGAGCAAACTCCGTAAGCAGTACGAACAACTGTATCGACAAGTAAGAAAAGTAGTATATCCAAAGAGTGCTGGTAGTTTAAGAGATGATGAAAAATGAGTTGGGAAAAGATATTAAAAGAAATAACAAGAGGTAAATCATCATTTGATAATTTAATGGAAGCATTACATGATGAATTAAAAACCCCACCCAATTTAGACGATGAAGGTTATGAGATTTTAGAAGCATCTCTTCTAAAAGTTTTTCGTAAACTCCAACAGATGAAAGAAGATATAGAGAAAGAGGCGGCAGGTACTTTAGGAGATGACCCCATTATAGAAATGTAAATAGGAAATAGTGAATAATATGACAGAAGAAACTAATGAAATGATGGACTTGCTAAAAGAATTAGTAGGTAGAGTAAAACAAATAGAAAAGACAGTTTATAATAATGATAACTTGTTAATGAAATCAGGGATGGTTACAACTAATACTCCCGTTCCAGCAATGGGTAAAAGGTCAGATGTTCCAGATTCAGATACAATTGCTAAGATGAGTTGGGATGATATAAACGATTTAGTTAGTAGATTAGGCGGTGAATGATATGACAAATGAAAAAACAAAATATATGGATGACTTAGCCAAATTTGTAATTGGTGAAGAAATGAAAATTAAAAGAACTAAAGGTGAAAAAGATAAAACTAAACCTTTAGGAGTTGGGCATCTTGCTGATGAAGCAAAAGGTACTAGCGTCAAAGAAGGAAAAAGAGAATACGCCAGTGGACATAAGTAAGGTGGTTTTGTGTGCCTCTCTTACTTCAAAAAGATAAAGACCCTTTAACTAGTAGGGTAATTCAATTTTTTGAAAAAATGAGAATGTCATACTTATCTGCTTTATCAGATAAGAAAACTTATGGTAAAAAATGGGTAGGGGAAATTAAAACTCTTAGAAAACAATGGGATGACATAGATGACTTTGCTCAGGTAATTAAAGAAAATATAACTGAGAAAGAATTATTCTCAGATGAAGCAGAGAATATTGAAAGTGATACTGCTAGGAACATTTATGAGCAAGTAAAAGAATTGAGATATTCTTCTGAATTAATTAAAGACCCTTTTTCTAAAAAGTATAGGGATGAAGTATTAGATAAATTAATGGAAGATGTATCACTATTTGCTAAATTTATACATTGGGCAATTAGAGTACACGATAAGGCGTTAAGTGATGAAGCGTGGAAAGAACATGAATTAGAACCAGATACAATTACAGCAGAATTTACAGGGTTAAACCTTTCAGAAAAAGATGTTATTGATTTTATTGTTGAGCATTATGGGGATGGGAAAGATACTAAACGTATAGAAGGTAAATTTAAGGCGGCAAAAAAACTATTAGAAAAAATATATGTTTCTCACCACAGTAAACCTACTTGGGATAATCTTGTTAGTTTTAAAAAGGCTCAAAAAGCAGAATCACATTTTTTAGTTCCTAATAAACCAATGTATCGTATTTTTGAAATAGAAGATTTAAAGGAGTTACAAGGGTTTACTGGTAAATGGGTAGTCCAAGAAAAATATGACGGAATGAGAATTCAGATTCATAAGATAGATGAGCAAATTAAAATTTATTCTTTTGATGGTGATGATATAACTAGTAAATGCCCAGAGCAAGTTAAAGTAATGAAAGCCAAACATTTTGGTGACTGTATTCTTGATGCTGAGTTAATGTTATTTGAAGGTAAAAATAATTTACCTAGAGCAAGAGTAATTGATTATATTATTAAAGATGAAAAATCTGATTTTATTTTAAAAGCCCATGTGTTTGATATTATGCGGCACGAAGATGAAGAAACTCACGATAATGAATTGTCACAAAGACTTACTACTTTATTTAATAATTACTCTACTCATTCAGATGAGATGTTAGCCTTCCCATCTAAGAAAGATACTAGGTATGCAGATTCAATAAAGGAAGTAAAGGAATATGCAGAAGAGATAATGGAAATACCTACTGCTGAAGGGGTAGTAATAAAAGACATTACTTCTACTTATTTTATTGGAACTAAGAAAAATCCTAAATGGATAAAGTGGAAAAAGTTTGTTGATTTAGATTTAATCGTTTTAGATAAAACTGCTAAATCTGATAAATCAATATATACTTTAGGTGCTGGTCCTATAACAGAAACAGAATTTAAAAATGTTAAAACTATTGACGATAGAGTATATTTAGATGTAGGTAAAACTTCCCCAACTAGTATTAATGTAGATATTGGAGAAATAATTAGAGTTAAAATTGATAGTGTTAAGGCTGATAAAAAGAATGGGTACAAGATAATATCTGCTAAAGCAATAGAAATACCAGAAGTAGAACTTCCAGAAAAATTAATTACCTTAGAGTTTTTAACAAAAGATACTAAGAAATCTTTGAATTATGATATTAAGGCTTTAGAAAAAGGGTATTCACTTACAGATACAATTCATGGAGATGCTACTGTTATTCTTAAATCCAATTTAGATGGGTTTTCTTTTTATGGATTTGAAGAAAATAATCTTATGGCTAAAAATGCAATTTTGGATATTGATATTTGGAAGGAACAAATAGAAGATATGTTAAAAACTCAGAAGGCTAAATTTAGAATAGCAGTTAAAAATTTCTTAATGAAAGAAAATGAAGGGGTTTCTTATTCTAAGATAGAAGAGTTTGTTTCTAAGAATCATCTAAAGGAACTTAATAATTTGTTTGATAATAAGTCTAAAAAATTAAAAGATTGGTTAAAACAATTAGAAGACATTACTTATAATAGAGAAGAAGATAAGTTTTATGCTGAGAGTGATATGATAGAAAAATATGAAACTCCTGAACAATATCGAAAAGGGGAATTCAAAGTATATCATAAGGAAGATGGTAATTTATCTATTATGTTTAAGTTAGATGAGGAACTTATAGGTTGGGAAATAGATATAGAAGAAGAGGATGATATATTCTCCTTATTTGGTAAATCTGGTAAATTCCCTGCACAGGTAGAAAATAAATTTAGAAAAGGGAAACTAATAGATTCTGGTGAAGTTAAATTGGGAGTACAGAAAAATGGCTATCATGAATATTTCTTAGAAGGGAATAAGTTTGAAACTAAATTCCATGTTAGAGTTATCCCAGTTAAAGGTGAAAGTAAGTGGCTCGCTTGGACTGGAGTTGAAACTAAACCTGTAGACCCTGACACAGATAAAGGTGTTTGGGATATAAAAGAAGACAAGTATTCTGGATTAGAATTTTAGGAATAATTAATATAGTTAATTCTAAAGACTAGTAAGTATGAGTGAAAGCGTTGTTCTAAAAGCAGTTAACCCAATTAGAAATGATTCCTTTAGTATTTTAAAGTCTGATGATTTAATTATAGGTGGATATGCTTCTATTGAAATGGTAGATAAACAAAATGATTTGATTACTTTAGATGCTTTAGGAGAAGCCGTAAATAAGTATATGAAAATTACTAAGTTTAGAAATGTAATGACTAATCATTCTAATGTTCAAGTAGGAGAAGTTATTCCACAATATAGAGATACTAATGGTAAGTTGTGGAAAACATCAGTGGATGATGTAGGTTTCTTCGTAGTAATTAAATTAAGAGAAGATATAGAAAAGGCTAAAGAAGTGGGTCGTGAAATAAGAGATGGTACTCTTCGTTCTTTCAGTATTGGAGGACAAGCATTAGAAAAGAAAAAGAAAGTTCATAAGGAATATGGAGATTATAATGAAATATCTAAATTAGAGTTACATGAAGTTACCATTTGTGAAAAGGGTATTAACCCTGAAGCAAAATTTGATATTCTAAAAATGGATAAAACTGATAATGCAACTGAAATAGAAAAAGCATTAGAAGAATTAAATAAAACTTTAGAGAAGATAAATGAAACTACACTGCCAGATGGCGAGGAATCTAAAGGGGATATTAGTGATGGAAAAGCAGAAATTACGGAAAAGCATATAAAGAAGGTTCTTAGAAATGTTAACTCATCCGATGGAGGAACAGAAATGTCAGACCTAAATAAAGAAGAATATATGGACACAGAAGAAGTCGAAGCGCAAGACGCTGAGATGGAAGAGAAGGCAATGGGAGATAATCCTAATATGCCTGAAGAAGAAATGGAAAATATGGATATGGAAGCAAAATCTAAACCAGATTTGGCTACAGGCCAAGTAGAAGCGGGAAATGCTGGTGATTATGTTGATGATGCTCACCCACAACTCGATGGAAAATACATGGCTAAGTTCGATGACCAATCTACATTAGATTTATCTGCTGAAAATCTTGAAAAGGCTTATTCAGAATTTAAAGCAGAACAACTTGAGAAGGCGGCTTATGAAGCAGTAAAGAACAAGTTCCAAACAAGATTTGATTCAGAAATGGTTGCTAAAACAGAAGAAATTGCAAAATCTAACTACGATGCACAAGCAGAAGTAGCAGAATTAAAGGAGCAATTTAGTTCACTTTTAAAATCATTAACAGAAGAAAAACAAACTGTAATTAGAAAACAAGAAGAAGTAGTTGCAGAACTTAACATTCCATCAAGTGATGAAATCGCTAAAATGGACTGGAGCGATATAAATGCTCTAGTAGAAAGGCTTGAGGGCCAAATTTAAGGAGAGGATGAAGAATGACAAAATATATAAACACAATGAAAGACTTAGAAAACGCTACTTACGGTGGCAGTGGAAATGCAGGTAGTAATAATTTATTGAAGGCGGCTGGAATAGTTGGTAGTCTAGGTAGTGGATTTACTGGTTCTAGTGCAGATGCATTAACACTTAACGGAACTGCCGCAACTTCAATGGCTAACCTTTACAATATGGTTTACGGTCAAAAAGTTTGGGCAATGATTAACCAAGAAATAAACCCATTATCTGTTTTACCTAAAAGACCATACACAACAAGTGGATGGAGAGTAATGACAGCAAGACCTCAAGGTGGTAGTGCGGCCGCTTTCTCAGTTAATACAACAACTGGAAATGCTCAAGGTAATGCTTCCCCTGATGCTGACTTAATTGGTGGCGTTGGAGAAAATGAAGCATTAGACAGTACACAATTAGAAGCACTTGCTCCTGAATATGCTACTCTATACATGAACCCAAAGATTGTTGCTCACATGTTTGATTACAGTGAATTAGCGGCAGAAATGGCAAAGATTGATGACGGTGTTGGAGACTTAAGAAAACTTATCCGTGAAGATATGGGTAAATTCCATGCAGAATCACAATCTAAAATGATGGTTATGCCTTTAGAGTTATACGACAGTTTTGGTGCTGATACATCAAGCGGAAGAATCCGTGAAAACTATACATCATTACTGAAAATTGTAAGTTCATTTGCTGAATTAGCAGATACAACTGGTATTCACAATATTTCTGCTATTGGTGCAACATCAAACTATGCAACAACTGATGATGATGCTAAAATCCTTTACGGAGCAACTCGTAGTGCGGCATCTTACTTAGATGCAGAAGTTAACTTTGGTGGAAGTTACGCAACTGCTGGTAGAGTATTAACATTAAGCATAATAAACAGTACAATCCAAGGACTAAGATTGAATGGTGGAACTCCTAAAGTTATTCTAACAGGATATGACACAATTCAAGCAATCTCTGACTTGTTACAAAGCCAAGAAAGATTCATGGACGCTAAAGAAATTATACCAACTCACGGTGGAGTAAAAGGTGTAAAGGGTGCAGAAGTTGGATTCAGAGTTGCAACATACTATGACATCCCACTAATCCCTTGTAAAGATATGTCTACTACTGGTGGCTATTCAGGAACTAAACTTTCTGATATGTTATTACTAGACACTGACCACTTATGGTTTGCTACAATGAAACCAACTCAATACTTTGAAGATGGTATCAGTCATGGAAACCCATTCGGTGTTGGTGTACTTGGAAACAGAGGACTTTACCGCACAATGGGTGAAACTGGATGTACTTTCTTTAAAGGACAAGGAAAGATTACTAACTTATTCTGAGGTGATTTAGTTGACACAACAATTCATAACAATAATTGAAGACCATAAAGGTAGCACTGCTCCTAGAGTTTCAGGAGATGAGTACTTTGTGGACTGTTTTGTAAAGATGACTGTTTACCATGATGCAGATGTGATTAATGCTTCTGATGTAGGATTAAGTAGAATTACAGCCGCAACAATAACAGGAACAACTGCTGGCGTTTCTGATGGTAGTATGGCGACTGGTTTTTACATTCAAGTCCCTACCGCTAATGTTGCCACTGGTCTTTATACAAGCACTAGTAGTATCAAAATAGCCTTGTTTGATAATGATGGCGATTGCACCTTATTAAGCAATGCAACTAACATGGATGATATGACATTTAGACTTCGTATTTACGGATTAATCTGAGGGCGATACCTTTGGCGAAAGCAACCCTTTTGGAACCAACCTTACAGGCTGGTGGAAGTTTTACTACTTTAGAAGGAATTCTTTTGGAAGTAGGAGTTGAAACTGAAATATCTACTCATAACGCTATGATATATATGAAATCTAAAAACATCAAAATTGAATTTGAGGATAATGATTTTAAAAATATGCCTGAAGCAGTTTTAGAAAATATGTCTAAAAAACTAAAAATAGATGTAAAAGATGTTAAAACAGCAGTTCTTCCTAAGAAAACTGTTACTGCTAAAGTAACTAAAACTCTTAAATCTACTCTAAGTAGTAAGCCTAAACCTAAATTGGTAGAAAAAGAAGTAGAGGAAATACCTTTAGTAGATGAAAACCCTACAGAGGAAGTAGTTTCTAACGATTAATTTATACCCTGTGAGTATTTAGCACCCTTTAACGAGGAGAGAAAAGTATGGCTGGAATTGGTGGATGTAGAAGTAGTGGGGCAATATCAGCCGACACTCAAATTATAGTGGGGCAAGGCAAAGTAATGAGCATTCATGGAATGGCTACTGGTACTGATACTGCATTAATTCATCTTTATGATGTAGCATCTTCAGGAGATGCGGCCGCATCTAATATGATAGGAATGTTATATGTTAATACAGTAGCAAGGGGCACTTCTTATGCGGAAGCGGATTTACATGGGGTTTTATTTAAATTAGGACTTTATGCAGATGTAACTGATGTCTCTGGGACTGGTACTATTTTTACTGTAGAGTTTAATTAAATAAGAGGGATATAAAATGGCGGCAATAGATAAAGATACGAGACTAATAATGACTATAATGTATGTAGGTGCAATGGCTGGAATGAATGTTTATTTCTATTCAGTTTATGGTGCTGATTTACCATTTACTGCCTTTACACATGCGGTATTATTCAGTCTAATTACAGTTGGAGTTATTATGCTTCAGAAATCATTATTTGATATGGTAGTAAATGAAAGATTTGAAATGTGGTTACTTAACAGAAAGATTGACCTTTATTGGGAAAAGAAAGCCAGAGATGAAGCCCAAAGAAAGAAAATTAAAGACTCTATTGCTCAAAGAAATCTAACTTATTATAGCGGCCCCCAACAAGGGTATGAGGATGCAGTTCCAGAAGCGTTTCTAAAGGCGTTAGAATGAAGGTGATAGCCTTTGTTAGATAGACTCTTAGGGGTAGATGAACAGTCTTTGGCTTATGATTTATCTAGGGCGCACTCAGCAGATGTTTTCTTTTTGAGAATTAGAGCCTATATTTGGGGAGGAATAACAGGTGTTGTTTGTTTTTTACTTGGTAATCTTTTAGGACATTTTGATATAGATTTACTTAGAATGAGTATTAATAGTGTTAAAGAGATTTTTGGGTGGGTTTAATGTGGCAACATTACTTACTGGCTTTGCTATTATAACTGCTGAAGCGGCCGCTTCATTTTATAGAAGAATCCATGCAATTAACTTTGGAGTTTATGGGGCAAGTAAAGTTGGTAAAACTACATTACATAGTCAACTAAGGACTAGAGGAGAAGTACCTGTAATTCAAGATAGAACAGTAGGATTACATAGGGCAAGTAGAAAGGTAGTAAAAATTGATAAAGATTCTAGGACAATTAAAACGGCAGATGTTGGTGGTCAAACTTTTTATTGGGAAGAATGGAAAAAGGATATGAAGAAAAGAAAAGTTAAATATGTTATTTTTATGATAGATGATAGACATTTATCAGAAGCATATAATTTAGAACACCAATTGTCATGGCAATATCTAGTAGATTTAATATGTGATGATTATTGGCGACTACCAAAGGGTAAGTCTAAAAAGAAGAAGGATAAGGATTTCCCTATCGCAGTGGGTATATGGGCGAATAAATACGATTTATGGAAGGATAAATATGAACACAACGGGGCCATCGACAAACATCCCATATTTGAACCTTTCAAACTTGGAATGCAAAGATTACAAGATAGAGGTATTCCCTGTTTCAAATACATCGTGTCTGCGAAATCCGACCCAGAAATGGTCTACAGAGGAATAATGACAATGGTTAAGGAGTACTGATAAAATGGCGGCAATATATACACCAAATATAATAGGAAATAATAATACAATGATAAACCCATTAAAGGCTAGTCAAAATGCTAGGATAGCAGGTCCAATAATAAACTATGAATTTAAAACTTTTACTCTTAAAAAACAAATGAAAGAATTATTAGGAGTATTAAAACCAGAAAGGAAAAGATTTATTTTAAAATATGGTTATAAATTTAATATTAGAGATAGATGTGTTGTTTGTGGAGTTCATCATATCTGGGAAGCGGGTGATAATTTAAGACCACCAATTCCTTTAGCGGCAGTAACAAAAGGAAGACCGTTGCGAGGAACTTATTGTCCTAGACATGCTTCTATACATAAACAATTAGAAATGGTGGAACAACAAGTTGTTGCTGAGAAACATGGATTAGAGTTTAAAAAGTATATTCCTAAACCAAAAGTTCCGCAACTTATGAATAGGGGGCCAATGGTGACTCTATCACAGGGAGATATAATTTCATTAACCTCTAAGGGTTGGGAAATAACACCCCCGAAGGCAGATACGACAACGGCAGAAGAAAAATTAATAACATTACTTATAGAATTAAAAGGAAAAATGGGTCAAATAGATGAATTGGTAGGTGAATAATATGGGAATACTAGGAACAAGTAACGGAGCATTAGCAACACAAATGAATAACAATAGTCAAAATAATTTTAAAGCGATGAATAATCTTTTAACTTTACAAGATAATCATGTAGAAGAGTTTTTACTTTATCATGGAGAAGCATTTTTTACTGAATATGAGAAGTTATTAGAAGATGTAATTGAAAGAGTTATGAGTAAAATGTTATCTAAATTACATTTTAAATTAGAAGCCTCACAAGGGGATATAATTTTAGAAAAACAATGCCTTTCTGAATATCAAAAGATTACTCAAGAGAATATTGAGTTAGACATTCAAAAAGTTTTAGGTGCTTCTATTAACCAAGAAGTAGTTTATCAAAGACAAATGGCTAAAAACCAATATCTTGAGGCTCAAGGGTTTGGAGATGGACAAGCGGTAAGTGGTTCAAATGGTTTGGGGCAACCGTTGGGAGCAACTGTTGGGGGTGGGCAATCCCCTCCTCTTAATATTCAGGGGCAACCAACTACAGGTGGGATGAATCAAAATATGGCTATGGGACAAGGAGCAATGGCTAATCAATCTGGTTATCCTGTTCCTCCTAGTGGTTACGATAATTATAACAATCCATATTGGATGGACCCTGCTACTGGACAAGCAAGTTATACTCCTCCTAGTAGTGGATTAGGATTAGGAAAAATGATTACTAAAGGGGCGGCATGGGCTAAATGGCTGGCTTAGGGGGATTAATAAATGCCTCAAGTTTATTTACCTCAATCATCTGGAAATAATTGGACTATAGCAAGATATGATTTGGATGACCCAGACCCTAAACTAGAAACTTTATTTTTAGAGTTTTTACTTGTTGAAGAAACTAGAGGGGAGTTAGATGAACTAGATAATCAAATAAGATATATGGATGATTATTTTGATGATAAGGATTTAAAATACACTAAAGAAACTATAGAGGCTCTTAAAAAATTAAGTAAAGAGGCTCTTAAAAAAGTTAAAGAGATGAATTTAGGTACAATATTAAATAAGATTCCTTATGATACTAGGATAAAAGAAGAAACTAAAAAAATAGAAGATAGAGCAAAAAAAGAAGGAATGAGTGACGATGAAGTTCAACTTGAAATAGGAAAATTAATTAATAAATATAAAAATCCTATTGCTTCAATTAATGGTTTATTAAAACTAGGAATGGGTGCAGATTTTGATAAAGTATTTCCTTATGATATAGATGAGGTTGGTAATGTTACTGATAGACAAATAACAAATGCTACAGGTGAAGTAATAGAAACTGTTAGTCAATTTTTAATTGGGGATGTTGTAAATAAACCTAAATCAAGACGACCAAAAACAAGGAGAGTAGGGGCATTAACTCCTAAAGAAAGAGAGGCTCAAGATAAAATATTTAATTTGGAGAGAGGAGGAAAACCTTTGCAAATATGGAAAGACCCTGATGAGTCAGGTGAGGGAACAGAATATACAACTGAAGCATCAGAATTAAGGGATGAATTGGGGCTTAAAGAAGAAGATAAATTAACTACAAGGCAAATTTATGATTATGAAGCAGAAAAATATGGGTACGCTACAATGCCTATAAAGAAAGAAATAGAGAGATTTAAAGACGAATATAAAATAATGAGTACTTCTTTAGATGTAAAGAAAAAGAAAATAACTTTAAAATTCCAAATAAAGTTAGACCATATAGACCCTAGTAAAAGTAATTCTAAATTAAAATTTTTAGAAAAGGCTAAACTTAATATAAATACAGTAACCGTAAATAATAAAAGTAAAGAAGATTTAAAATCTAAAATATCTGTTACTATAAATAAAGATGATAAAGTAAGCAAGATTTTACAGAAGGGTATATATGGAGAAGTTAAGGATGGAGAATTAGAGACAGACACTATTTTAGAAACAGAGAGAGAAGAAATGGTTAGAGGTATAATAGATGAAACTAACTTTGATATGTTATTACCTAAAGAGGCTTTAAATCCATTTTTACTTGCTGATGTTACATGGGATTTTGAAATTGATATGACTCCTTTATTAACAGCAAAAGAAGATGAAGAATTAAAACTTACATTTATTGCAACATCAAATTGGGAAACAGAATATAAAAGATTTAAGACTGGTCAAAAAACATCTACCCCTGCCGCTTTAACTGGTCAAAAAACATTACAACCTAAGAGGGAAGAAGAAGCAGGGGAAGGTGTATCTGGCGAGGCTGGTCAACTGTTATGGCAAAGGGGTGAATTTACCGATAAAGAAATTAAAGAGGCAGAAAAAGAAGGAAGATTACCTAAAAAAAAGTTAAAAAATGGAGATACAGTTCAACAAGGAGATGCTAAAAAGTTAGGCCAAGAAGAAATGTTTAACATCAATACAGGTCAATTTGAACCAGCAAGTCAGTCTTTATTAAATGTATTACGTTATCCTAAAGAGCATCCTGAAGCGGGAAAAATTCCTCAACTTGGTGACGATAAATACCCTGATATTTTTTATGATAGTGTTGGGGAGTCTTTAGAAGGTGGTGAATTTGAGTCAGAAATAGCAGAAGGGTCAAGGCGTAAAGTTTCTTCTGGAGTAAACGTAGAGGCTACACAATATAAAATAAGTAGATATTTTGATAAGATAGATAAAAGACTAACTGAGTTAATAGATGCTGTTAGCAATATAAACAATCATAAACCCACCCCTAGTGAGGATGTATAATTATGTCACAATATAAATCCCCTTCTGATACTACTACTATTAATCCTAATTATTCTACTGGTAGAGGGTATTATACAACGGCTGATAAGGTTGCTGAACTATTACAGATTCCACCCTTTTCTGCTAACACTACTCCAATGCATTCAGAAGTAGGGGAATTTATTAAGAGGGTTGAAGATTTCATTGATAGTAAAACTAAAACCTCTTGGAGAAGATTACTTTATGAAAAAGAACATCATAATTTTACTGTTGGTACTGGCCATTATCCAGTTGGTGCTTGGAGAGATTACTTAGGTTTTGTTCAATTAGATAGACATAGTATCTCTAAGATGATACGTTTAGATATTTGGGAAGGTAGTAGATGGACTAATATTTGTGGAGCAGAAGCCAGTGTAACTTTAAACGATTATACTTCTATGGTTAGTGGTACAAGTCAAATTAATCTTAAATTGCCTAATAACGGATTAGTTTTTAATTTATTGGCAGGGACTACAAATTCAAGATTCGATTCTACATATGGGAATAAAACTGCCGCAATGGAACTTGTTTCATTAATCAATGAAAAATATCCGTCTGGAACTGCTTCATTAACAGGAGCAACACAAGCAAAGGGGCAGACAGATTCAACAGGGGCTAAACAGGTGTCCGACTTTTTTTATGCTTGTCTTGATTCAGAGGATTCTAGTAAAGTTTTAATTTCATCTTTGTTACCTAGTGATGATGGGGCTAATTGTTCAATATATCTTAATGGTAGTTCTTCTACAACTTCTGCACATGGGTTAGAAGTTAGTGCTTTCACAGATAAAGAAGATTCTGGAAGAATGAATGAATGGTGGAAAATAGGTAGAGAAGGTAGAATTTTCTTTAGAGATAAGTACCCATATATTCATCTTAATTCAGTAAGGGCGACTTACTTTGCTGGTAGTGGAACTGTCCCTGCTCAGATAACTGATGCCGCTACTAAACTTGTAGCGTGTGAAATTCTTCGTTCTGATGATGCTACTGTTTTAATTACTGAATCTGGTAATCAAATATCTGTAAAAGAAAAATATGATATTCTAAGAAAAGAAGCACTGGAAATTGTTAATGGTAAACAAGAAGGGGTGTTCTTGATTGAGTGAAGTAATGAGAGTGGTCAAAAGAGTTCAACAAATGTATAAAGAAAGAAATAAACTTTTTGAAGATACAGGACTTGGTGATTATACTTATTCGGATGCAGAAATAGAAAAGTTTGTAGCAGAAGCAGTTGAGAAAGAAATTAGTAATAGAGTAAATAAAGCAGTTAAGGATAGTGGATTGTAATGGATGAAGTAACATATATGGTTAATCTACTTAGAAACGCTTGGCCTAGTGCAGGTGTTATGAATTCCACTTTAGGAATTGCAACTGCTCATAGAGTTAAACCTACAATACTCGATATTCGTAATTTATCTTCAGGTGCTTCAACTGACGGTACTGCTGGTAAAGTTAGTAGAGGACAAGCCCGACAATATAGTTTGTTAAATCAAACTAGCCCTGCAATTGGTGCGGCAACTTCTTCTGATTTAATTGTGGTATTTGAAGATGGACAAGATATAGAATACCCTACTATTGGTTGGGATGTTCGTAACGAAACTTATAACTTAACTTGCCATATTAGAACTGTAAGTGGTGGTGACACTAGAGCCGCAGATAACATGTATGCACAGCAAAGGTTGGAATCACTTTATAAATCACTTCGTTACACGTTAGAATCACAGAGGAAAGGTGCGACAGTTACAATAGGTAGTGATTCGTTAAAAATGCATCAAATTCATTTAGGGGGAAGAACTGAATCCAATAACAAAGCAAAAAGGTTATTCGGGTATAAAGTAAATGTAACAATGAAACGATTCGCCATTTCCGTGTAGGTAAGTAAGTAAATAAGGTGAAAAAATTATGGGAGTATCAAACAGTGAAATATTTTTAGGCAGTGGAGCGCATTTAGCATTCGTTCCAGAAGTAGACTTTTTCTTTAGAGCGCAAGGAACAAGTACAACAGCAATACAAATTGAAACATCTTTAGCAGTTCAATTTCAATTAGTAAAAGATATGTATGTCGGTTGTACTATAGATTGGTATGATAATGGGACTTATACTTCTTCACATTTAGTAACTGCTAATGACCATGATACTTTTACAATTACACCTGCTACTGGTGCGGCTGTTGTAGCCGCAGATGATGAATTTGTTTTAAGAGGATATGGAGCACCTTGCCCTGCTCCTGATTCAGATGATGATGGAACAGGTAAGACTAGACTTTCGGCTGACAATTGGTTAGGACTAGTTGAATCTGCTACATTTCCTAATATAGAAGTTGAAATGAAACAAATGAATCTTCAAATGGGAGGAAGTAGAAATTATAGTTATCAGTATAAAGGAATGCAAACAGCAAGTGGAGGTAATCTTAATTTTATTTGCCATCAACCAACTTGGTTATATTATGCATTAGGATTATGTTCTGAAATAACACCTGCTACAACCTCCGCAAGTGAACACCCTACTAATTATCATACGGGAACTAATGCTCATGATTTATATTTTCATGGAACTAGTTCTAGTTCTCATATTGACAAAGGGCCATTTATTCATAGAGTAAATGCTGTTGGTTCTGATGGTAATAATAGTTCAGTTCATATAGTTCCTCCTATTAATGAGTTAATAGAATCAGCACCACAAACAAATTTTGATAGTATTACTTACCCAATTGCTACAACAGGGGCATTTATTACTTACAAATTTACAGAATCTAATACTGCTCATTTGCCTTCATTTGCTCTTGAACAGTCCTTAAGTAAATTAGCAACTAACGCTTGGCAAGCAGAAGAAGCGGCAGATGCAGAAGATTTAAACTTTGTACGGGTCGCTAGAGGTAATAGAGTTAATACTTTAACAATGACGGCTAATGAAAATGAAGAATTAAAAATGACTTTAGATTTAAACACTAGAGCAGTTACGGATATTCCACAAGATTTGGCTTCCCCAAGTACAGGTTACGAAGCAAGGGGTGGACAATATACTGATACAAGTTTATTTAATTATACTAGTGAAGCAACACACCTTGAACCATTCTTTTTCTCTGATGGAACAATTAGTATTTATGGGCAACAATTCTTAAAGATAACTAATTTTACTTTAACTATTAATAATAACTTACAAGATAAAAGATTTGTAGGGGTTAGTAAAAAGGTTAAAGATGCAATACCAGCGCAAAGAACTTATGAAATATCATTTACTGCTTTAGTTACTGATGATAAACTATTCACTGAGTTACTAAATACAGATGAGAATAATGATACAGGTCAATCAATTGATTTAGTATTCACAAAAGATAGTGGAGAATCACTTACATTAGCATTTGATGATTATTTTACAACTAGTAACACTTGGACCATTCCAGATGATAAAGGACCAGTAACCGTAGAAGCAACTTTAATGCCTAGAACTTTAACTAATTGTACTGCTGTAACTCATTGGGTTTTACAGGGGTGATTTAAATGGCTTCTTATGATGATTTATATAAAGCGGGCCTTGCTGATAGGAAGGCTAAAGAATTAAAAAAGGCTGAAGCCGCTAAAAAACGCCAAAAGAAAAAGGAGGTAGTTAAGGAAAAAACTACTGAATAATATTACATTCCACCAACACCGTTTGTATGTCTGTTGGTAAAAGAAAAAGGTGGATAAAATGTTAAATGAAAATAGAAAAATTGTTAGTGATAAAAGTTTGCTGTTTGCGGCAAAAGAACCGAAATTACACTATCTCAAGATAAGTGAGAATAGTGATGAATACCTGAAAATATGGATTAAAGAACCAACTTGGCTACAAGTAGAACAAGGAATGGCTTCTGTAATGAAAATTAATCCTAAAACTCAGGAAATGGATATAGATTTAAATAATTTATACCATTATATGATTGATAACTTTGTAGAAAAGACAGAGCCACATTTAGGTAAAACTGATTTGATTAGGCTAAGTCCCTACTTAGGAAGTCAATTAAAAGATATACTTCCAAATCCCCTTCAAGATGCTATTGGGGATGATACAAAAAACGACAAGTCAGAGACGCAATAAGAGGGCGTAAAGCCCCTATGGAGATTGTTTCTCTGATAACCGTTTATAGTCTTTCTAAGGCTTTAGCAATAAGCCCATTAGAGGTTTATCAGATGCCAGCACGTTTAGTAAGAGATATGTTAATGGTTCATGGCGAAGTGGAACAGTATAAAGCGGAAGAAATGGAGAAAGAAGCAAAGAAAAGGCAAGGGTAATTAAATGAGTGATACAAAGAAATTAACAAGTGATTTATATTCTTTAGCGGAAGCCGTAGAAGTTGCTAATCAAGCCGCAGA